CGATGGGCGGAAGATCATCGGGTCCACAACCACTTATTAATCTATTTGATTTTACAATTGCAAAGTTCAAGAGTGCCACAGGAAGAAACCTTAAGCCAATTGAATGTCACGATATTATGTGCAAGATCGGTGAAGTAGTTGTTGTAGGCGGAGTTCGTCGATCAGCAATGATTTCACTTTCTAACATTAACGATATTGAGATGGCACAGGCTAAATCAGGTAACTGGTGGGAAGCCAATACACAACGTGCTTTGTCTAATAACTCTGTTGCGTACTCACGCAAGCCAGACATGGAGCAATTTATTGCAGAATGGAAATCTCTATATGATTCAAAGTCAGGAGAACGAGGTATATACAATGTGGCCGCAGCTCAAGCCCAAGCAGCCAAGTATGGAAGAAGAGATCCAGATATACACTATGGAACTAACCCGTGCTCAGAGATTATCTTACGTCCTTACCAGTTTTGTAACCTTTCAGAAGTCGTACTACGTGAAAATGATACAAAGAAAGATATTGAACGTAAGGTTGAGCTTGCAACTATTCTTGGAACGTGGCAGTCAACGCTTACAGACTTTAAATATCTTCGCAAGATCTGGAAAGACAATACAGAAGAAGAACGCCTGCTAGGTGTTTCTTTAACTGGACAATTTGGACACAAGTTTATGTCAGGCAAAGAAGATCTTGTTTCACTAGAATCTTTCTTGATGACTCTTAGAGAATCAGCAAGAGCAAAGAATAAAGATGAAGCTGAAAAGATTGGGATTCCTGAGTCTGCCGCTATTACATGCGTAAAGCCATCAGGAACAGTATCTCAATTGGTTGGGGTATCTTCAGGAATGCATGCTTGGCATTCTCCATATTATATTCGTACAGTTCGTGGAGCAAAAGGAGATCCAATCTCTACATTTTTAAAGGAAGTCGGAATTCCAGTAGAAGATGATGTTATGAAGCCAAACGATACATACGTATTTTCATTCCCAATTAAAGCACCAGAAGGTGCAATTGTTAGAAACGATCTTACTGCTATTGAGCACTTAAACATTTGGTTAGTTTACCAACGTGCATGGTGTGAGCACAAGCCTTCAATTACAGTTTCTGTAAAAGAAGATGAATGGATGGAAGTCGGTGCTTGGGTGTATAAGCATTTCGATGAGGTATCTGGAATTTCATTCCTACCGCATTCAGATCACTCATACAAGCAGGCTCCGTACCAAGAAGTATCAAAGGAAGAATACGATGCTCTTGTTTTAAAGATGCCAAAGGATATTCGCTGGGAAGACTTGTCTTTCTACGAGACAGAAGATGGCACATCTACTAATGCTACGCTTGCATGTAGTTCAGACGGAAATTGTGAGCTAGTAGACATTTCTTCTTAATGTGGTAGAATTATAGTATTGGGGGAATACCCCAAAATTCTGAGCACCCCGCTCAAAATGGAGATGATAATATGGCTATCAAAAAATTTGATAAAGCTGATTTAAATAAAGATGGGAAAGTAACAATGCAAGAACAAATTTTAGCAGCAATTGGAACTTACGGAAGAGCATTTTTGGCAGCAGCCACAGCTCTATATATGACTGGCAACACAAATCCAAAAGATTTGATTGCAGCAGGAGTAGCAGCAATTGCTCCAGTTATTCTAAAGGCTTTGAGCCCAAGCAACAAAGAGTTTGGCTTCACAAGCAAGTAATTATTATTAGATTAGAAGCGCCCTTATGGTAAAATATCCATAAGGGCTTTTCTAATTAGGGGTAACCGTGGCAGCGCAAAAAAACTTTGAAGTTGATCAAAATACTACTTTTTCATTTGTTGTTGAGTATACAGACAACAATGACTTGCCAGTAAACCTTTCTGGAGCCACAGCAAAAATGCAGGTTAGAGATACAAAAGGCGGATCCAAGTTATCATTTACATTAACATCTCCTTTTGAAGGAATAGTTATAGATGGTCCAGCAGGCAAAGTTACTTGCACAATGACTCCAGCTCAAACTAGCAAATTATTTCACCCAAAGTCTTCTTATGACATAATGGTGACAGACACCAACAATACAAAAATAAAACTTCTAGAGGGTTTTTTAACTCTAAGTAGATCGGTAACAGTATAATGGTTGATAATATTGTAAAGGTTACCGAACAGGTAAATAAAGTTGTTATTTCAACAACAGGACCCCAGGGCCCAAGAGGAAAAGGCATCCTTAATGGATCTACAGCTCCAGATAACAGCCTAGGAGTAGAAGGAGACTTTTACTTCAATACAGTAACAAATGAATTTTACGGACCAAAGCTTTCCAATTCAACCTGGAGCGGAGCTAATGTAATTGACCTTGTTACCAAAGAAGATATAGCATTTGTCTACTCTTGGGAGATGTCTCAAGTACAAGGTCCAGTAAATGGCACATATTCTGTAACAGTAAATCACAATTTAGGATTTAGCCCAAATGTGACCGTCAAATCTAGCGCAGGCGACGTATTGGAAACAGGAATAGATTATAATAGTCTTAACACTTTAACACTGACAATGGCCCAACCGTTTTCAGGGACAGCGCATCTGTCGTAAGGGAGAAACAAAATGGCAAGAAAATTTTTAGTTAGCGTAGACCTCAACAAGAATGAGCTCTTAAATGCTAGAATCCAGAACTTAGGTTCTGCCCCATCAAGTCCAGTCACTGGTCAGATTTACTATGACACAGCAAACAACACCATGTATTACTACAATGGAAAAACTGCTCCAGACGGCCCATGGATGCCGATGTCTGGTTCAACAGAAGTTGTTCAAGACATTATTGGTTCTTCAGTACTTGGCGGAACAGCATTAACTTCTACATACAACGATGCCGCAGGAACAACAACATTAAGTTTAAATAATACAACAGTAACAGCAGGTTCTTATGGATCACAAACAAAGATCCCAACATTTACAGTAGATGCACAAGGACGCCTAACAGCGGCTGGAGAAGTAGATGTAGCAACAAACCTTTCTATAGCTGGAGATACTGGAACAGACACAGTTAACCTATTAACTGACACTCTAACAGTTGTAGGTGGAGAAGGTATTGACGTAGCTGTAACAAATAATACAATTACAGTATCAGCAGAAGATGCAACCTCATCCAATAAGGGTGTTGCAAGTTTTGATTCAACAGATTTTACAGCTACAGCAGGAAATATAACATTAAACGCTGAGCGTGTACAAGACATTGTTGGAGGAATGATTGATTCTAATACAGAGTCAGGAATTTCAGTAACGTACGATGATGTAAATGGAAAACTAGACTTTAACGTAGCAGATCCTACAATTACTCTTTCAGGAGATGTAACTGGTTCTGCAACAATGACAAACCTTGGCAATGTTGAAATCACAGCAACAATTCAGCCAAATTCTGTAGCACTTGGCACAGACACAACTGGTGATTATGTACAAAATATTCAAGGAACCGCTAATGAAGTAACAGTTTCTCCTACATCAGGTGAAGGCACAACAGTAACAATCGGCCTTCCAGATGATGTAACAATTACCAACAACTTAAACGTAGGCGGAAACTTAAACGTTACAGGAACAATTAACTCTGTAAATACTACAGAAATTAATATTGTTGATAATAAGGTAAACCTTAATTCTAACGCCACAGGAGCCCCAGTAGCAGATGCTGGAATTCGTGTAGAGCGTGGAACAGAAGCAGACGTAGAAGTTCTATGGAATGAAGCTTCAGACAAGTGGACATTAACAAATGATGGAACAAACTATCATGCAATTGCAAGAAAGTATTCAGCAGACCTTGCAAATGGATCAGGCCTAACTTCAATAATCGTAACACACAACCTGGGCACAGATGATGTAACTGTTAATGTTTTTGAAACATCAGGATCTAAGGCTCTTGTTGAAACTGACGTAGAGCGTACATCAGCAAATACAATTACATTAAAGTTTGCCGAAGCACCTGCAAGTGGAGCATATAGAGTCGTAATTACTGGTTAAGGGAGTTTTAAATGTCAGTTAAAAGATTAGTTCCCTTACACGCAGTAGCATTACCCGCCCACCCTTCTGAAGCTCGCATGGGAGATCTCTACTACAATACGCAAGACCAAGAATTAAAATTTCATGATGGTACCGAATGGCATTCAGTCGGCGCAGGAGCCATAACTGGACTTTTAGATCACGTTCACACATATGACGGACAAATATTTTCTGTTTCTGCAAACACTGTTGGCTCAACTGGCACATTAGATGGAGGAACTCCATTCTCAGAGTACGGTAATCTGCCAGGAAATCTTGATGCAGGTGAAGCATAATGGCTATTGTACAAATAAGGCGTGGAACTACAACTCAATGGGCTCAATCTACTAAAATTTTAAAAGTAGGAGAGCTTGGTGTAGATTTAACATTAAATAAATTAAAAATTGGTAATGGTACAAGCCTTTGGGTAGACCTTCCTTTTATTGTAAAAGGTGACACAGGCGCAGCAAGCACCGTCCCTGGACCGCAAGGACCAATAGGACCGCAAGGACCGCAAGGTCCACAAGGTGTTGCCGTTGATTTGCAAGGAAGCGTTGCTTTGGTTGCAAGTTTGCCAACTACAGGAAACTCTGTAAACGATGCATACATTGTTGATGAAGACGGTGACTTATATGTTTGGAATGGATTGTCTTGGTATAGCGCAGGACAAATTGTAGGACCTCAAGGTCCACAAGGTCCACAAGGGATTCAAGGTCCTAAAGGTGACACTGGCAACGCAAGCACAGTTGCTGGACCAACAGGTCCACAAGGACCGCAAGGTCCACAAGGACCTAAAGGTGACACAGGTGACGCAAGCACAGTTGCTGGACCAACAGGTCCAACAGGATTAACAGGGCCAACAGGACCAACTGGGCCACAGGGTCCACAAGGACTCAAAGGCGATACAGGTTTAACAGGACCAACGGGACCAACAGGTCCACAAGGACCGCAAGGAATACAAGGACTTAAGGGTGATACAGGCGCAACAGGCGCAGCAAGCTCAGTTCCTGGACCAACGGGACCAACAGGTCCACAAGGATTAAAAGGCGATACAGGTGACACTGGGCCTCAAGGACCAGCGGGATCTGCAAGTTTTAGCGGAACAAGCGACGCAACTACAGCTGGACTTACTATTGATAAAATTGCTTATCCTGCAATAACTATGTTAAATGTAACAAACAGTGGTGCTTCAGCGTATTTATTTACAAATCAGTATGGCGGAGGAAACCCAACTATCTATGCAATTTCAGGAACTACTATTGCATTTAATTTAAACGTAGCGGGACACCCATTTTTAATTAGATTCTCTGGAGCTAACTATGACACTGGACTAATTCACGTTTCAACAACAGGAACTATATCTACTGGATCTATGGCCCAAGGAAAAACTAGCGGAACTCTATACTGGCAGGTGCCATATAGCATAAGTGGAAATTATGGATATTTATGCTCTTTCCATAGCGGAATGGCTGGAACAATAACTGTTAAGGATATAGCAACATTATGACAATAGAAACTACAGGGAATTGGGAATGGGAAGTAGAGGATAGTGAAACATCTCCTTTACTAAATCTTACTATTAAAAACATTTCTGAAAATAAAACAGTAAAACTACTTAATATTAATTGGGCTACTGGAAGAGAAGATTTTCTTGAGCATTCTTACAACATGGCAATTGAAACTCTTAGCGGAGGAGACAATTGTTGTCTTGAGGGAAAGGTTGTGATGATAGAAAATGGCATCTAGAATAAGAATAAGAAGAGGCACAACTACCCAATGGAATTCATCTACTAAAATTTTAGAATCTGGTGAACTAGGACTAGATTTAACATTAAATAAATTAAAAGTTGGCAATGGCACAAGCTTGTGGACATCTCTTCCATATATTAATATTTTGCCAAGCGAACTTTCAGAGCTTGCTCAAGATGCAGTTGAATCTGCAATCACAGCTGGAACAGGAATAACAAAAAGTTATAACGATACTGCAAATACAATTACCCTTGCAGTTGATAGCACTATTGCTAATAAGACT